TAATTGGTGTTAATGGATCTCTTAGAAAGATACCATTACATTTCCTCTAAAATTCATAATTAAAATTGCCAAATCTATCATATAACCCTCCTAATATAGATCTACTATCATCTATTTGTGGTTGTATATTTGGTCTTATTGTATGTAAATCCGTAAACCCGTGTTCAGCATCGTTTTCTTTTGTATATTGTTGTACATTTGTAAAATCATGATCGTAATATGATTTTCCTAAAAAATGATAAACATTTATCATTGTGGTTTTTGGATCTCTGGTTAATAATTCATAATTTACAAAATGAAACTTATCACGATGCCCTCTGTAAATAGCATCTAAAATTGCATTATAAGTTCCCCCAACCAAGCCATCAGATGCTGCCCACACATTTAATCTACCTTCAAGTGTACTCATTTGAGGTCCAGATTGAAAAGGACTATTGATATTTTTGATTTCTTTTCTATAAAGTTTTTCCATAGAAGCCAACACACTAGGAATATCACGAGTCGTGGTTATTATTTTTATAGGTCTATCTAATGAATTTTCAACTAATTCGATCAATCCTGCCCAAGCTCTGGATTTATTAAAAACTATGGGTCTATCTGTATCAGAATGATAAGATTGAAATAAATCTTTTATAATTCTTAATTGTTTTTCTGGAGATTCTGATGCTTTGATTATTGGACTTGTTTTCCAGAATTCGTGTATCCCTTTGACTATTTCAGATAAACCGCTGGTGGCTGTGACGTGAAATTCTGGGTTTTGTGCTAATATATTACAAAGCAGTGTTGAACCAGATCTTGGCATTCCGTTAATAAAAAATATTTCTTTTTCTTTCATAGATCTACTTATTGACTTTGACTTAAATTACAATAAATAATTTTTATGGCAGAAACAGCGATTTTTCATATTGAAGGCGGGGTCGGTAAACACATAGCAGCATCAGCAGTTTTAAAAGCATATCATAATAAAAATCCAGAAACTAAAATTATAGTTTCATGTGCATATCCTGAAATATTTTACAATAATCCAATAATTGAAAAATCATTAAGATTAGGAAGCAATCAATATTTTTATAGAGATTTTATTTATAAAAAAGATGTTGAAATTTTTGCTCAAGAACCTTACAAACAAACATCACACATCACTAAAGAAAAACACCTGATTCAAACATGGTGCGATATGATAGGAGTTGAATATAATAATGAAATTCCGCAAATTTATTTAAATTCTAGAGAAAAAGAAATATCTAGAACTTTAATTAACTTTAAAGATAACAAACCCCTTTTAATATTTCAACCATTCGGGGGAGCTGGATCTGCTACTCAAAGTTTACCATACTCTTGGGCTAGAGATATACATCCTGCGATTGCTCAAGAATTAGTGAATGTATTATCTGAAAATTATAACATAATGCATGTGTGTTACGATAATCATCCAGTTTTAAATAATTGTTTAAGAATTGATCAAAAAATGTCTAAAAAAGTTCTTATAAGTTTATTATTATGGTCAGATAAAAGATTATTAATAGATTCATGCTTACAACACGCATCTGCTGCTTTAGGGTTGAAATCTACCGTATTTTGGAATATTACAAAGCCAGAACTTTTTGGTTATTCTTTGCATAATAATATATTATCAGAAAATTCATATTTAGAAGGCTCCGCGAATTCTTATTTGTTTGATTATGACATTACAGGAATGATTGATGAATGTCCATACGATGATTATAATGAAATTTTTAATATTGAAAAAATACTAAAAAATTTATAATTTAAAAATAATCACCATAAATTGATGTGTCATTAACTTTGTTATTAAAGATTTTTTCTTTAACATATTCATCAACATCAAAATTATAAGTTTTTGGAGCGCTGGATACTTGTTCTGACAGTGTAGTTCCGTCATTTTCAATAATGCTAGAACTTAAAACTCCACTGAATGAATTATCGTATACTTGAACATTATCATCTTCATGATTAAATCCAGCTTCAAAACTGTGATCAAATCTCTTAGCATTAATCTTCCAAACATAATGTCCCGCCATTGGATTGATAGTTGAGCTATCTTCATCAATCACTTGTGTTACAACAAAATGTTTAGGGCTTCTTGAATAAGGTCTATCACACCCAAATGGAGTTAAAATAAAACCATCATCCGCTTTTGGTTCTATTCTTTGACCGTTTACTGGATATACGCTTAAAGATTTATAAGCTGTTGTAAATGTATTGATATGTACATACATAGTAACACTATCATCAGGCTCCCAACCATAAACTTGTAATGGTACTGAGTTGTGTTCATATTCTACATATGCACGTACTTTTATAGGTCCATAATACGGAGCTGTTGTGTGTTCTCCATAAAAATTATTAGCTGCTGATAAATTATATGTGTGTATATAATAATCAATATCAACTCCAAAATTATTTATTAATTCATTAAATCCGCTGTTATAAACAGCTCGTTCAGCTTGAAATCTAGAAGGGTCTGCAAATCCACCACACGCTGGTGAAAATATACCAGCAAAGATATTTGAAGGTTCAAGACATGATAGTGGTGTTATAGGACATCCCATAAAATTATTTAACTTTTATTACAACTGCTGCTGGTTGATTATTGATATATCTACATTGCAATCCAAGATCACTGTTTTTACAAGTTAGAACTTTATTTTCTTGAAAGTTATCATAACTTTCGGTTGAATTAAACAATTTCATTAATATATCTGCAAACATATTACCTACAAATTGTTGACCCAATGATAATTGTGGTTTATATTCAGGTCGCTTCATCATAATTTTTCTTTCACTGGGATCTATTGTTAAGTTTCCTCCTTTTTTATTGAGATGAACTCCTAATTTAGCTCCTCCCAGTGCCATATCATGAGCATATTCTAAGAAAAATTGATCGAATGTTTTCACTGTAATTATTTAATAAAAAAGGGAGTCGAAAGACTCCCTTTAATATTTTATTTTGGGTTTGTTTAAATTATCTTATGTACTCAGCACCTTGCTTATAGTTACCAACTTTGTTATTGGAACCAGTACCCATGTTAGGTTGCTTTGCGTTTAAAATTGCATGACCATAATCGCCGTCATCGCCAACTTCATCAGTGACATCTGAGCTTGCGCTACCACCTTTTGGCTTTACTTTACCAACGGTGTTCTTCTTTCCTGTGAGTGATGAACCTTTTCCAAGAGTTTCTTCGTCTTCTTCACCAAACTCTGGACCTTCGTCTTCACCACCGAAATCAAGTTCGTCGCCTTCTGCGTCACCTTCTGATTCGGTTTCACCCATAGCAGCCCCGATAATATCTAAAAGTTTTTCTGCGGTTGCGCGATCAAGTGTGATGGTTACATCACCTTCGCTGTCAACTTCATCACCGATCTCATCATCTGACATTTCGTCATCAAGACCAAGACCTTTGATGTCATTTTCAGCATCTTCATTACCCATTCCGAAATTTTCATTAAGAACGGACTTATACAATTTGTCGAAACTAAGTGTTTTTCTAGTCATAATGTTATTTAGTATTTCCTTTCCATTTTTTATACTTTCTTCTTTAATATTTTCTTCTCCTTCTTCAGATTGTAACATCAATTCTATTTCTTTTTTCTTTTTTTCTAAAGATTCTTTTTGTTCAGCAGTTAAATCGGGGTTTTCTAATTTTGAAATGATTGAGTCTAATGCTTTTTTATTTCCTGTAGCTGTTTCTTCTGAATCTTCTTCTTTATTATTTTTGCCACAGTTGCAATTTTCACAATCGTTGCAACATTTATCATTCAACGCTTTACTATAACCTCCTTTTTCAGATGGTCCACCATCTTGTTTAGGAAAATCGCTATTGAAAGCATTTTCTGGTTGTTTATCTTCTTTGATGATATTATGCTTCAAGGAATTTAAAACATCCCCATAAACATCCCCGATTCGTTGCATGTCTTTTTTGAACATATTGTTATTTATCTTTTTTTATATAAATAAACAGGATGGCAAAGAAAGAAGATGTAAAATTTTACATGGGAAATCAAAATCTCCCATCTAAAGGCAGCTCATTTGCATATACTCCAGAACAAATAGCAGAATTAGAAAAATGTTCTAAAAATATTTTACACTTTGCTGAAAATTATTTCTTTATATTGAATGTTGATGATGGTAAGAAAAAAATCAAATTATATAAAGCTCAAAAAAGAGTTTTAAAAAAAATGATGGAAAACAGATTCTTCTGTTTATTAGCAAGTCGTCAGATAGGCAAGAGTACTTTGATGACAATTTATATATTATGGATAGCGAATTTCTTTCCAGATCAAAGAATATTATTGGTAGCTAACAAAGAATCAACAGCTATTGAAATTTTCAGTCGTGTTCGAATGGCATATGAAATGTTACCAAATTGGTTGAAATCTCCAGTTGTTGAATATGCCAAGACTAGTATGGAACTTGAAAATAATAGTAGAATAAGTATCACTACTACAACAGGAACCGCCGCTCGTGGACAAAGTGTATCTGTTTTGATAATTGACGAATGTGCATTCATTGAATGCGTTGATGGTGATACTTCAATAACAATAAGGAATAAAGAAACTGGAGAAGTTGAAGATATAAGTATATATGATTTTTACAATAAACTTGAAAATGATATCCAAAATGGTTAAATAACTATGAGATGGACAAAAGGACAGAAATATTAGAATTTTATTCTAAGTTTAAACTTAATAAAAATTCATACAATATAAATTTCTATAAAAAAAGAAACGCTGAACATATATATTGTTCATTACTGCACTATTTTGACCATAATCCTCAATTGAAAAACGCAAGTTTAGCTCAAAAGTTGTATCATGTTAAAATCGATAGTGAACTAATACCACCATTCGAATTTATAAATTGCAAAGAAGGTTATAAAAAAGGAGGTATTAGATGCGAAGAATCTAAATTATATAGAAATCATGATTGGTTTTTGAAAAAGCTAAACGAATATGAATATAAAAATACAGATATTACTAACATAGATTTTGAAAAATTTAAAAAACTGTATAAAAAAGTGGCATATAAAAAAATAATAGACACTGTTCAATTTATGGAATATATATGCAAAAAATCCTTTGAACATTCAATTCCTAGAAAGTTGTGCATATATAAGTTTATATTCAAGCTCGATATAAACTGCCCTATTTGCAATGATTATAAAAAATTTAAAAAATGTGAACTTATGAAAACTTGCGGATCGGATAAATGTATGTATGATTTATTGTCAAATATGGGAAAAAATAGAGATAATAGTCATCTATCGAATGTATCATCTAGAAAAAAAGCTGTGGAATCTAGAAAAAATAACAACAAACAATGGCACACAGAAGAAACAAAAATATTGATATCAGAAAGTAATAAAAAAACATGGACACATGAAAAAATAATGAACCAAGTCGATAAAAATAGAAATGGCGGTGTGTATGAAAGACATTCGATTTTCATGAAAGATAAAATATTAAAAGGATCATTCACTCCAAAATCTTCAAATCGATTGAACCATTCAAGATTATCATCTGATATTACAGGTTTGAAATCATATAGAAGTAGCTGGGAAAAAATATTCCATGAGCAAAATCCAGAATTATTATTCGAATCTGTTAGAATACCATATCACTATAACGGATGTTCCCATGTCTACATTGTGGATTTTGAAGATTGTAAAAATAAAATTTTATATGAAATTAAACCATCTTCTTTAATTGATGATCCTAAAAATTTAGCAAAGCATAAATATGCTATACAATGGGCGGAAAAACATGGCTATGTTTATAAAATAATAACAGAACACGATATATGTCTGAAGAAATCGCATTAAACAAATCAAAATATGAAATATTATCCAACGATGGCTGGAAGAATTTCAAAGGAGTTATAAAAAGAAAAGACATTATGTGTGTATCTGTTACAACACAGAGTGGTAAACACGCTATAGTGTCATGCAATCATAGATTTATAGGCAAGAATGAAAAAACAATCACAGCGAGTGAAAGCTTTAATAAATTTATAAAAACAAAGAACGGTTACGAGAAGGTGATAAATGTTAAATTAAACACAAATAGAGATGTTTACGACATATACGATGTAGAGGATACACACACTTTTATAGGGAATGGTATAATACATCATAATTGTCACCTCATGGACCCTTTTTGGGCATCTGTATTTCCTATTGTATCATCTTCTAAAAAAGCTAAAGTTTTTATGTGTTCTACTCCAAATGGAACTGGTAATCTTTTTTATGATATATATAGAGGAGCAATTGAAAACACTAACAATTGGAGTCATGATAAAATTTTATGGCATGAAGTTCCTGGAAGAGATGAAAAGTGGGCAAAGGAAATCAAAGGTGGATTAGCTTCTGAAGATAAATGGGAGCAAGAATTTAATTGTAAATTTATGAATGCGGGTACTGGGTCAATGACAGAAGACGCATATAATAAAATGAAACAATTTGTTTCAGATCCTGTTGAAATATTAATGGATGGAAAATACAAAATATTTGAACATCCTCAGCCCGAAAAGATATATGTTGCTGGTGTTGATACATCTGATGGCGTTGGTGGAGATTATAGTTGTATAAAAATATTAGATATAACAGATTTAAATGAAATAATTGAAGTTGCTGAATATTATGACAATACTATTCCAGTAGCTGAATTTGCTAATAAAGTACATGAAATATTATGTCACTGGGGAAAACCTTTGGTTTGTATAGAAAGAAACAATCAAGGCGGTCAAGTTGTTGATAGATTGGCTTTGGATATGGGATATATGGATAAAATTGTATCCTGGGGTAGTAAATTAGCTGGTAGAAAAAATGCACAATTACTTGGTATGATTTCTTCAAGAAACACCAAATACAACGCAGTTGCAAATGCTAGATATTATTACAATGATAAGTTAGCAGTTCAATTTAGAAATAAAGAATCTTTAGAAGAAATTGTTAAAGATTTTGTTAAATTGCCCAATGATAGTTGGGGAGCTAGTTCTGGAAAGCATGATGATAGAACAATGGCTATGATTTGGGCTTTGATGATATTGCATGATGATTTAATAGAACAATATTTCACAGTTGAAGAATATGATGATTGTGGAAAACCTTCAAAAATAACACTCAACAATTTTGGATTGAAATATTTTGAAAATTCAACATCTATATATACCAACGAGCAGGTTGATGGTATTGAAAATAGTCAAATAGCTCCCGTATATTTTGGAAATTCAACAGAATTAAATTCAGATATTGCAGATTTACAAGCTGATGGCTGGGTTGGCTTGGGAGGTGGGTTTACAAATCCTAGATATGATTTAGATGCGGGACAAACAGAATTTATGGATAAATACTTTTAATCATGCAAGAGATTAAACAAAGCCCTCTGAATCAAGCAGCAAAGGACAAATTTTTATTAGTTTTTGATGTTCCTCCTATTTTAAAAGAATTTTCAACAAAACACACTAGAAATAATAAAACTGTAATACCCGATAATGTTCAATTTTCAATATTTGGAACCAGCGTCCCTGACATAACAGTTCCTGGAATTGAAACAAGATATGCTGGTTCTACATTGTATGTATCGTCTCATAGTAAAAACAGTTATCCACCAGTTGAAGTGAATTTTGCAGTTGATGGATTATACAATAACTATTGGTGTATATATCAATGGTTGAATTTGTTACATGATCAAAAAAGCGGGGAATATAATACAAGAAATATCAGCATAGATGCTAACTTTAATGATTATCAAACCGATCTAACGATATATGGATTGGATGACTATGGTAAAAAAAGAATTAAATTCACTTATAAGAAAGCATTCCCAACAACTTTAAAAGGTTTGAATTATGATTATCAACCTGGAGGTGATATGAGATTGGTCAGTGGTTTTGTATTTTTGTACAGTCAATTACATACAGAATTAATAGATCAAGAACTTTTTAAGTTAACTATGGATTAATTTAAAAAAAATATTTTAAAAAGCATAAATAATGATATGGCAACTAGAACTATTACCAGCCCAGGAGTTGAAATCAGAGAACGCGATCTTTCATTAAGAATACCTCAAAATGTCGGAACAAACGTGTTTTTAGCAGGTTTCGCTAACCAAGGGCCAACAGACGAAGTTATTAAAATATCAACTAGAGATGAACTTGAGCAGATTTACGGAACTCCTACTAATAGTTCTGAACGTTATTTTTATTATTCAGCTAGAGAACTTCTAAACTCACCCGCAAGTATATATACTTTCAGATTACCATATGGTGTTGATTCTGGTGCTGTATTTAGTAATGCATATTCAGCTCTTGTTTATCCAACAGCCTCTATTTACGATGGTGCTGTAACAACAAATCTTAACTTATCAGCTGGTACATATGTATTAGGAGCACCCGTTCAAGTCACCTTAACAGAAAGCCAATATAGACAAGCTTTAGAAGGTACGTTGTTTGATTGGAGCGAGACTGCTGGTGCTACAAGAACCACATTAAGTGCTACTAATGAACTTGGTAAAGCTGGTGTTATTATTTTAAATAAAGCACAAACAACAATAAACAGCCAATTTGAAGGATATTATGTTGCTTTAGCAGATAATTCCAATATCAACCCAGCTACAAACTTTGATGCTGTTGTTGGAATAAACACCGTAAGCATGAGTGGAAACTTCGTTTCACTATCAACAAGTAATATTTCTTACACAACCGTTCCAAGCGGAGTTCTTCAATTTAATCTCAGTGCAACACCGAATTCATCAACTGGTAGTATCTCTGAGATTATGGAAAATCTCACAAACTACAACATCAATGATCGTGAAGATGATGATCTTTTGAACGTTGCGGTGTTTAAACTTCGTAAGAGCATATATGCAACCGAGGCGTTCAAGCTTGACTATATTCTTGATGATGCAATTGTAGGTTCCATTGACACTTTCAGAACTGAATTAAATCCTGCTGGTGGTCCTGCAGTTTCAAAATTCTTGGAATCCGTTGATACAAACAGCAGAAATATTGAAATTATGGTAAATCCATATATTTCCAA